GTTTTTTTAAGTTATCTACTTTTATTAAAATAGAAAGACATAAAAAATCTCCATCACACAAATTATGTAGCCAGTAATCAGATTCTGTAGCCATTATACCAGAAGGTTTGCCATAGCTTTCATATTCTATAGCTATGTTACCTGTACTCATCCACATACCTCGTTCACTTTTTACTTCTACTTTTGATTTAGTAAACATATCAGCTATTTTATCTTCAAATATCTGACCATATTCTAAGTCCAAATCAAACTTTTTTCTGTTTTCTTTAGTGGGTTTCACTCCAATTAACTCCTATTTTATACTCTCCATCTAAGGGACAACGAAGATTAAAGTAGTCTCCGGCTTCTACTAAAGCTTGAACTGCCATTTCGCCTACTCTTCTAGCTTGACAGGCTCTAACTTCAATCTGCCATTCATCGTGAATGTTGGCAACAAACTTATAGTCCATACCAACAAGTTTTAATTTATCATTAAGTATACATAAGGCTTTCTTCATTACAATAGCACCTCCACCTTGAAGTAAACTATTAAGTGCAGCATGTTGATGTCTTAATATTATTTTACGCCCATCTAATCCTTTGATGTAACCTCTTTTAGACGCATTTTGGACTCTCTCTCTAAGATGTTTAAATGATGGTTGACCAGCAAGAAAACGCTGTTTAAGTTGTTTACCTGATTTTTTATCTCCATCAACGATTTTACCAATTTTTTCATCTCCTGCTCCGTATATAAGGGCATATATGAATGTCTTAGCCTTATCTCTCGATTCAAGTCCAACAAGCTTTTGGTTAGTTCTGTGAATATCTCCACTGATAATTTCGTTTGTGTATCTTTCATCATCCATATAGTGAGCTAACATTCTTAATTCTAACCCACTTGCGTCTACTCCAACTAGTTTATAACCATCTTCTACTGTCCAGCAAGAACGACACTCTGTACCGAACTCACTTTTAACACTAGGAACTTGTGCTACATTAGGACCTCTATGTGCCATTCTACCTGTAATAGTCCCTGTACATATAACAGACCCATGTATTCTATCATCATCTTCTACAGATTCCAACCAAGATTGAACCTGTGCGAGTCTCTTTTGATAAAGTAAAAAGTTAGCAATTAACTTTGCTTCATGTATATGAGTTATATCTTTTAATGTTGTTTCATCTACAATAGGCTGATTTGTAGGAGTAAATTTAGTAGGCTTCCAACCAAAATCTTGTAAGTATTCTCCTATCTGTTTACGAGAACCTAAATTAAAATGTTGTAATGTTTTTCTCATAAAAGGTTCAAAGTTTTTATTCTTTAAACAAGTTGCGTACTCCTCTTCTGTCAAACCTCTTTTTGAAAGTGTGCCATCTTTTTTGATAAAAGGATTTACCATTTTATCTTCTACCCATCTAGGTTTAAATGTTTTATGAACTTCGTCTTCTGTTTGTTTAATTAGTTTATTTAAATTACTAGCTAGAACAGTAGCTTTTTTAGTATCGAATTTAAATCCATTTTTTTGTTGTTGAACTAGTATTTTAGTGGTTTCGTGTTCTATTTCTAAACATTGTTTAGTAAAACCTAAACCTTCTTTTTTCAAAAAATTAAATAATATCTTATTTAGTTTAGTGTCAGATATACAATACTGTAACATATCATCAGAATAACAAGTAAAGTCAGGAGATTCTTTTTTGTGATAGTTTAATTTTATACCCCACCTTTCTAAACTATGTCCTCCTTCTCTAGTAGGATTAAATAATCTAGATAAAGTTAAAGTGTCATATATTTTTTTATTCTTAGATAGGTCTACACCTGTTAACTTTTTGATAACAGGTATATCAAAACCTAATATATTATGCCCTATCAAAGTCTCAGCTGAGTTTAGAAACTTCACTCCCTCGTCAATTAAGTCTGGACCAAAAGTAAATACTTTATCATCATCATTTATAGCTACGATACACCATATTTTAGTAGCTTTTAAATCATCTGTTTCTATGTCAAATACTAAATTCATAATCTAAAAAGGTATGTCCTTCTCAAAGCTATCTAAAGAACTGAAGTCACTTTCATCTATCTCTGTAAGTCTACCTGTATCTTTGTCATAAAGTAAAGAACAAGCCATACCAACATCTCCTGTATATCTAGACTTTAAAACTCTAAGTCTAGTTGTTCTGGATTCTACATCATCATCAGACTGTTGATTTCTTTCTAAAGCTATAACACAATCTGAAAGCTGTGCAATACTATTAGAACCTCTAAGATGGCTAAGATTAACTTGTACGCCATTTTCATGACCCTTATTACCATCTACTCTTCTCAGATGAGATACCAATATGATACCAGCTCCTGTTTCTTCAACCATACTTCTAAGTCTAGTCATAATATTATCAATACCTCTTCTTTCATCATTCTCTGATATAGCATTAACAAGCATGTGCAAGTGGTCCACAACTACCCATTTACAATCACAACCTACAATCAGATATCTTAACTTAGAAAATATATCATCAATATCATTAGTCCCAAAGTGAGCATGTATGAAAACTTTATCTTTACTAAACATCTTGTTATACATTTGTTCTAAAGTATCTTTACTAAATGTATCTCTAATGTTATCTATGTAAATCCTCGCATTAGCTTCTATGGATAAGATACCATCTACTGTTCTTCTCCAATCCTCTTCCAAAGCAATGATACCTACATTATGCTCTGTCTTATTAACAATCCAATGCTCTAACTCTCTGGTGACACTAGACTTACCTAGCCCTGTTCCTCCAGTTATAGTTACTAGTTCTCCATGCCTAAGACCAATAAGCTTTTTATTGAGTCCATCATAAGGATAAGGAACACTATCTTTCTTAGGTCTGTTAAAGAAATCTTTTTGCTTTTCAGAAACTCTGATAATACCAGAAGGAGTATATACTTCTGCATCCCACCATGATTTTACAAACTCACCATGTTTGTTTTTAAGAAGCATATCATTAGCGTCTTTATAACCATTAGGTAAATTTACTATCTTACATTTTCTTGGTTTAAGAATAGAAGCTACTTTTTTAGCAGACTCCATACCTTGTTTATCTTTATCAAAACAAAGTATTACATTATCAAAACTTTCAACATACTCTATGCTTTCTTTGATATCTTTAACAGCTGAAGCTGCTCCTCTTTTGATAGATACTACTGCCCACTTACTACCTAGTAGCTCGTAAGCTGCCATAGCGTCACATTCTCCTTCTGTTATAGTTAGATACTTACCACCACTTTTAAATAAGTTTTGACCAAACAAACCGGTGTTCTGTATGGTCCCTTCAAAAGTAAACCTTTTATCCTTGACATATCTAGTCTTAATAGCTGATAGCTCATTATTGATATAGAAAGGATATAAGTGCTGGGCTATAGTGCCATCAGTGTTATAAATTATTTTAACACCATAAGTCTTAGCAGTATCTAAGGATATACCCCTGTCAGTTAACTTAGCATACTTACCACCCTCTGTGTTAAGTGCTCTTTCAGGTTGTTTAAAACTTTGCATACTCTTATTATTAACTCGCATACTACTATACTTAGGAAAAAATTTATTGCAACTAAAACATTTAGCCGAACCATCTTCATTTATTGATAGTGCGTCACTACTACCACACTCTGAACATGGCAAATGAAATTTTACAAAATTACTACTCATAATATTTAAATATAAAAAAGGGAGGCATTACACCTCCCCACGAAAATTAAAAAACGAAAAATTACTTAGACGATTTTTTATCTTCTGAATTGTCTACCGAAGCATTCTCCTCAGAAGACGCAACCAATGCTTCATCAGTTAATAGAGGTCTAAGTTCCTCTTGTAACTTATCATTGGATTTTTGAAGACTAATTTGTGCCTGATTATTAAAAGCCATTTGACTTACATAAGCTCTAATTTGACTTCGATTAGTTTCATCAGAAACTTTTTCGGTATCGTAAGATTTACCATCAAATGTAATAATCATTAAAACTCTTCTCCATCTGCAAATGGGTCTAATTCATCACCATCTCCAGCTTTAACAGATACTAAGTCCACAACTTGCATAGCCTGAAAATCTAGTCCTTTAAATTGACCATACTTATTTTCAGTCTCCCATTCGTTGTATTGAACTCTAACTGTGGAACCATTTCCAACGATAGTATCTAATGGGTTCTTATCTTTATCAAAAAGCTTAGGAGCCGGTCTAACCATTCCATTAGTACCATTAACCTTTCTTTTGATAACGACAGCTCTACCGACACTATCTTCTGTACCATCTTCATTCTTGATAGTCAGATTTTTAACACGAAAACCTCTAGAATTAAAATCATCAGCGACATCATCACTAACAACTAAGTCTACAGTATAAACAGGTTCAAAAGTGGTATTAGGTGTAGTAACACTAGCCCAATACGCTTTACCTTCTAAAATTGCCATAAGTAATCCTCCAAGATTCTTAAATTAACAACACAAATATATATTACGATTTTTAACTTGTCAATCATTTTTATCATCTTGTAACAAATGAATATAAGATAAACAGAGCATACACAAAAGCGTAATTACAAAAACAATACCTACTAAAGATATTGCTATCACTAAAAGAGTAAAACCTACATCCATTAGAGTACCTCTTCAAATGCTCTACAAGAATGTATAAGAATACAATCATAGTTAAATCTTTTAACCGAATCTGCGTTTAGTTCAGTACCTATAAGGTGAGTAGGATGAAGTTCCTCAACAGATACAACCCTTTGAGTTTCTTGATATTTCTTACCTGTCGAAGGAAGGTGTTCAACAACTTTCCTGTAAACAAAACTTAATCTCACACCTGTATCTCTATTGTATAGACAATAAGCCATAGCTTTTTGGTCGTTACTAATCATCTAACACCTCTACAATATCTGAAACATAAATGCTTCCAATCTCATCAAAAAGTCCTATATCAGAACCTTTGACATCTACTAATAGGATATTTTTAAATCCTCTACCTCGCTTAATGCTTTCCATAGCAATAGCACGAGTAGGTGTACCTAGTTGATTAGTAATCAACTTAGTACCCTTACGAATATTTTCAAAATTTCTTATCATAATCCCTCCAAATAATTATCATAATAAGTCTCAATCAATGCCCAATTAGCTCGGTATAAATCCCATGAATCATAAATATGTTCATCGTAATTTAACCTCTGCTCATCGCACAGTTCTTGAGATAGTGGATTTTTACAACTCCCACCACACAGTTGTTTGTAAAAGTCATTTAAGAAATTTACAAAGTGATTACGAGCTTTATCATCTTTTACCAACTTGTGATAGAAAGGTGATATTCTCCAATCATATCTCCTCATGAAGTAAATATCCTTCTGAGGTGTTCCAGCTCTTTTTACTTTTGTTGTAGGTACAAACTTTGCACCCCAACCTTTTTTAGGTCTCGGCATTTTCTTTACCTCCCCATCTCCACTCTGATGGAGATACATCAGGATTTTTTAGACATCTCCAATCTCCATCATTATAGTCAACTTCTTCTGTATCACCACCACCTGAAGTATATATATCTTCTGCCTCTTCATAAGAATTAGCCAAGATATAAGTTTCTTCTGTAACTTCTACAGTTCTAGTAAATACATATTCTTTCTTCTTACTCATTTTTTCTCCTTACTCTTAAATGGTTTAAGATTTCTAACATAGTTTATCCTATCGACAACTTGCTCTAAACTCTGGTGTCCTTGAACATCATTGGGTTCATAACCCTTAAATTCTGGTACAGGAAAAAACTTACCATCAGGACTACGAATAGCAGTCTCAGCAGTAAGACTACATAAGAACAAACCATGATTCTTTCTTCTCAAATCAAGTTTAAATTGATTAGAGCAATAGTTATACTCTCCAAACTGCACAGAAATAGTCCAACCATTTTCAAAGGTTAGTTGAAACCCTTGAGCATAAGTTCGACCATTCTTTTTAGTATGATTTATCATAAAGCCATACTCTTTATTCTTTTCTCGTTTAGCTAAAGCATTATAAGTATTAGCCTTACGATTTCCAACAACTTCATATATAGATTCTGGTATTACAGAATGAAGTTCTTGTTTCTTTTTTTCTTTTTTACTTACTTCGTTTTTCATTTTATTTAACCTCCTTAAAATGAATTACAAATCCGGTAGTATCTTTTCGTGCTTTACCTTTAGCACGAAGCCCAACTACAACATTTGTTTCGTCTAAAAATCGCAAGTCATGTTTATCTCCATCTATAACTTGCACACCTTTAAATTCTTTGGGTAAGTCATGATTGAACACGACAGCTACATTCATGCCCTTGTCTAGTGCAGTATTAAAGTATTCAGCATACTTAGGATTAAAAGCTGAATAGCTCCATGTTAAATAATAGTTTGGAATATCAGCTATTTTTCTTGTAGGTATTTTAGTGTAGTCATAGAATTGAACACTAGGAAAGTGTTCAAACAAAGTTTGACCTAGATACTTTTTATACTCC